CCGCGGCCCTTGTAGAGGGCGAGGTAGATCAGTCCCATAGGTTCACCATTTGGCGTTGTTCGGCGCGCACGGCCTGTTCCGGCAGCTGGACCAGCGTGCCGTGTGGGATGACCGGGCCGAGGTCGGCCAGGCCGGGGTTCGCATCGAGGACCTGCTCGACTACGCCAGCGGTGCGCCCGTAGTGCCGCCAGCAGATGGCGTCGACGGTGTCGCCCTGCTGGGCGCGCTGGCTGGCCATCAGATGAGTTCCACGGTGGTATGGGCGATGCCGAGGATGTTGCGGATGGCCCAGCGGGCGTCGCGGCGGTATTCGTCGGCGGTCGGGGTCAGGGCATCGGCGCGTTCGGCGCCGTCACCGGTGGCGCTGTAGTCGCGCATGCGCTCGGCCAGCTCGGCGCCTGCGCTGCAAGCGATGGCGCGGCGGTAGAGGTGCACGAGGTAGCTCTCGCCCTGGAGCTGCGATGCTGGCACGGCGGCGAGGCTGGCGTGGCCCTCTTCCTCGCGGGCGCGGCGGTAGAGGCTCAGCTCGCGGTTGACCTCAATCAGGGCGTTGACGGTAGCGACCTCGAGGCGGGCATCGGTCACGCTGCCGTCCAGACGCAAGGCAGCGCGCAGGTGGGCGCCGTCCAAGTCGGGGAACCAGCCATCATTCGTGATGGGGAACGAATCGGCGGCTGAGGGGGCGTTGGTGGCGATGAAGGCGCTCATGGTCGCGGCTCGAATAGGTCGGCGGTGGTCGGGGCTTCACAGCGGGGCCAAGGAGAAAACCTGCTGATCGGCCCCGAGCCGCCGGGGTGCGTGGGGACGCTCGGTTAGCTGCCGGGGGCAGCGTGTTTCTTGAGGAGGCGCTCGACGCGCTCCAGATCCTTCTTGCCGCCGCTGGAGCTGTGCAGCTCGATGGCGCGGGCCAGGTGCGTGCGGGCCTCGCCCAGCTGGGCCGCCTGTTCGGCGGTCAACGCCTCGTCCGGCACCTTGGCCAATACGCGGCCCAACGCCAGGTGCAGCTTTGCGCGGGCTTCGTCGGGCATGTCCTGGCCGCGGGTGAGCTGCTCGGTTTGGTCGAGCACACCGATGTCGAACTCGCCGCCGGCCTTGAGGGCCTTGAGTGCGGCGATCGCGATCTCTTCGGCGAACAGGCAGCCGGTGGTTCGCGCAAAGCGGTCCGGCATGGTCATGTTGTGTTCGAGCACGTAGCGGCCGATGGCGAGGGCGCCGAGGTAGTCCCCGGCGTCCAGGCGCCAGACCATCAGGGTGGTGAGTACTTCGTCCTGGGCACCGCGCCCGGCGGCCAGCACACCGTCCACGTAGGGGGCATAGGCCGGCAGCAGCTGCGCCTTGAGCGCGACCTTGCCCTCGGTGGACTGGATCTGGCTCAGGCGCAGGCGGTCCTGGTGCAGCTGGGCGAGTTGCAGTTCGTAGGCGTTCGCACCCTCCATAGTCATGGTGGGGCCAGCTACCGCAGCGGCGGCAACCGCTGCGGAGATCGTTTGGAAGCGCTTGCGGGCGTGGCTCATCGGTCAGCTCCTCAAACGAACTCGATGTTCTCGGCCAGGGTCGCGCAACCGAGATCCTCGAGGACATATGCGTCGTTGACCGACTCGTAGTTTTCTATGCGGTCGCGCTTCGCGTTGTCCTCGACCTGACGGCGCCGGGTACCCTCTTGCCAGTAGATCGACAGGTTGTCGAGACGGGTAACCATCAGGCCGGTGGCCGGGAAGAACGGCACGCGGACTGCTGGCACGCCACCGACGCGCTTCTGGCTCATGACTATGTCTGCCGCCAGCTGCTCGGACGGTGCCTGTTTCTGGTTGATCAGCGGGAAGTACTTGTCTGCCAGCAATTGGCGACCACAGATCACCACGAGCTCCGGATCTTCCTGGTACCACGGTTCGATCATTTCGTTGACCAGGTCGAATACCAACGCATCCAGGTTGGCGTAGTCGCCGCTCTCGCCGATGCGGATCTTCCCGCTAGCTGCCACGACCTCGCTCATGACGCGAGCGGAGTTCTCGAGCCGCATTTTCTCCAGCCAGCCGACGTTCACGTCCTGGCGCAGCGGATTGGTTGCCGGGTTGGAAGTGGCGGCGCGGGAAGTGCCGTTCCAGCCAATCATGATGCGATCGAGCGCCTGGCGCTTGAGGATGGCGTCGCGGATGCGGGCCTGGAAATCCGGGAACTTGGCCCAGGCGTCCAGCTTGGCGTAGGTGATGTGGGTGTCGAAGTTGGTCTGGGTGCACAGGTAACTGCGGTCATCCAGGGCGGTCATGTCCTGGGTGGTGCGGTCAGTCGTAGCGGTGTTGGTGGTGCTAGCAATAGGCCCAGTCACGCCGAGACCGATCAACTCGCCGGCCTGCTCCTGCACGCCGTACATGTTGATGCGGCTCAGGAACTCGCTGGATTCCTGAATGCGGGTTTCAAGGCGCTGGGCCACGCTGGGCTCCGCGGTGAATTTGGTGGTGACGTCGGACACGCCGTGCAGCTGGGCGAGCTGCTGCAGGTAGGCGTTGTAAAGGGCACGAGTTTCGTTGCGCATGGGTCTCTCCGGGTTCTGGGGCTGGGCTTTTCCGTTTCGGGTGTCAGCAGTCGGTGACGATGCGGCCGTCACCGCCGGCAACCGGCGGGCGCTGCCTGAACTGCGGGTTGTTCGGGGTGTTTGGCGCTGGGGTTTGCTCCAGCTTCTTAACCAGCTCGGTGAACTCGGATTCCAGCTTGGCGAAGCTGGTCTCCAGGCTCTTGCGGGCGGTCTGCTCGGCGGTGAGCGCTTCGGCCTGATCGGCAGAGTGCTTGGCGATAGCCTCAAGGGTTTCGGCCAGCTCGCCGAACTGCTCCTCGGTCTGCTTGCCCTTGCCGAGCAGCTCGCTGACCTTCTTGAACAGGCCGACGACCTTGGACGGCGTGTCATCGATCTCTTCGAAATCGAGCTCGGCCGGTTCGGCTGCGGTGAAGAGGTTTTCCTTGTCCTGCTTGCGACCGGCCAGGGTGCCGTGCTTGGCACTGAATTCGAGCGCCTCGGTGCCCAGGCTCGCGGGGCTGTCGGTCACCGCTAAGCCGACCAGGTAGGCCTTGCCGGTGTTGGCGAACTTGGGCTGGATCTCCATGGAGGTGTAGATCTTCTGGCCCTTCTTGTTCAGGGCCAGCAGCGCGTCGTTAGGCTGGATCTGCGCGAACAGGGCGAGCTTCTTCGCGCCATTGATCTCGACCTCTTCGGTTTTCAGCGCGAGGACGTCGCCGTAGGCACCGAACTGCGAGTCGGGGGACAGGCCCTTGATGTGCTCGACGTTGATGCGCGCGCCGTAGGTGTCGCGGTTGTAGCTGGCGGCCATTTCCTCAAGCCAGCTGCGTTCGATGGTGCGACCGTCAGTGGTCGCGCCTTCGACGCCGATGCGGAACATCTTGGAGCGGTACTTTTTGCTGTTGCCGGCCATGCGGGCTGTCCTCAACTGGTGGCTGCTGGGCAGGTAGTGAGGGCATGGTCGGCAGCCCGCGCGGCGCGGGCAATTCGCGCGCCCTGTACTGGCTGGACGTACAGGGCGCCGGAGTAACGACTCGCGCGCGCGAGCGGCAGCATCGGCGCCATGAATGCACCGACCGTTGAAATTCCCGTCCAGGATCCACGCCGCACCGCTCGCCATCTGTACTGGATGGGCTGGCGGGTGACGGATATCGCCGACTTCCTAGAGGAGAAGGAAAAGACCGTCTACTCCTGGAAAACCCGGGACGAATGGGACCGGGCGGACAACGTCGAGCGCATCGGCGGCGCGCTGGAGGCTCGGCTCGTGCAGCTGATCCTCAAGGATCAGAAGACCGGCGGCGACTTCAAGGAGATCGACCTACTGCACCGGCAGCTGGAGCGGCAGGCCCGAATCCAACGCTTCCAGGCTGGCGGCACCCAGGCGGAGCTGAACCCGAACCTTGAGGCGCGCAACGCCGGGCCGAAGAAGCCGCCCAAGCGCAACGAGTTCGACGAGTGCGAGATCGAGCTGCTCGAGGAGGCCTTCCGCGACAGTTGCTTCGAGTACCAGTTGGACTGGTACCGGGCGATCAACATGCGCACGCGGATGATTCTGAAGTCACGCCAGATCGGTGCGACCTTCTACTTCGCCCGCGAGGCGCTGATCGATGCCCTGGTGACGGGGCGCAATCAGATTTTCCTTTCGGCGAGCAAGGCGCAGGCGCACCAGTTCAAGAATTACATGCAGGCGTTCGTCCAGGAGGCGCTTGGCCGGCAGCTGACGGGGGACCCGATCGTGCTGGCCAACGGCGCCGAGCTGCACTTCCTCGGAACCAACTACCGCACCGCCCAGGGGCGGTCGGGCAATTTCTACTTCGACGAATTCTTCTGGGTGCATGGCTTCGACGAGCTGAACAAGGTGGCGTCGGGCATGGCGCTGCACAAGAAGTGGCGTAAGACGTACTTCTCGACGCCGTCGAGCATGGGGCACCCGGCGTACAAGTGGTGGACAGGCGAGCGGCTGAACAAGGGTAAGCCGGCGGCGCAGCACGTGAAGATCGACCTGCGCCACGACACGCTGGCCCCGGGCAAGCTGTGCCGGGAGGACAAGATCTGGCGGCAGATCGTGACCATCCTCGATGCCGAGCGCCGCGGCTGCGATCTGTTCGACCTGGATGAGCTGCGCTTCGAGTACAACGCCGAGCAGTTCGCCAACCTGCTGATGTGCGAGTTCGTCGACGACGGGGCGAGCATCTTCCCGCTGACGATGCTGCAGCCGTGCATGGTGGACAGCTGGGTGGAATGGGGCGAGGACTACAAGCCGTTCGCGGCGCGCCCGCTGGGAGACCGGCCGGTGTGGATCGGCTACGACCCGGCCGAGACCGGCGACAGCGCGGGCATGGTGGTGGTCGCCCCGCCGGCGGTGCCGGGCGGCAAGTTCCGCATCCTGGAGCGCCATCAGTTCCGCGGGATGGACTTCGCCGCCCAGGCCGAGGCGATCCGCCAGGCCTGCAACCGCTACTGGGTGACCTATATCGGCGTGGACGTGACCGGGCTTGGCTCGGGCGTGGCGCAGCTGGTCCGCCAGTTCTTCCCCAACGTGACCACCTTCAGCTACTCGCCGGAGGTGAAGACGCGCCTGGTGCTCAAGGCCTACGACGTGATCCGCAACGGCCGGTTGGAATTCGATGCCGGCTGGACGGACGTGGCCAGCTCGCTGATGGCGATTCGCAAGACGATCACGGCCTCGGGCCGCCAGATGACCTACACCGCCGGGCGCAACGACGAGACCGGCCACGCCGACCTCGCGTGGGCACTGTTCCATGCCCTGCACAACGAACCGCTTGAGGGGCAGACCTCGGCGAACACTGGATTCATGGAGATCTGCTGATGAGCGAACTGATCACTGCCCCCGCCGCTGGCGTGGAGGCCTTCACCTTCGGTGACCCGCTGCCGGTACTCGATGGACGCGAAGTCTTCGATTATCTGGAGTGCTGGCTGAACGGACGCTGGTACGAACCGCCGCTGGCGCTTGATGGGTTGGCGAAGTCGACCCGGGCGAGTGTGTTTCTGCAGAGCGGCCTGAACTTCAAGCGCAACATGCTGGCACGCACGTTCGTTCCCCATCGCCTGCTGAACCGCCAGACGTTCGAGCAGTTTGCGCTGGACTGGCTGTGGTGCGGCAATGCCTATCTGGAGAAGCGGCGAAACATGCTCGGCCAGGCGCTCGGGCTGCTGCCGCCGCTGGCGAAGTATATGCGCCGCGGCTCGGACCTGGAAACTTACTACCAGGTGCGCGGGTGGAAGGACGAGCACGAGTTCGAGCGCGGCAGTATCTGCCACTTGCGCGAGGCGGATATCAACCAGGAGGTATACGGGCTGCCGGAGTGGCTGTCGGCGCTGCAGTCGGCGCTGCTGAACGAGTCGGCCACCCTCTTCCGCCGCAAGTATTACCAGAACGGCAGCCACGCCGGGTTCATCATGTATATGACCGACGCGAGCCAGAATGAGGCGGACGTCGACGCGCTGCGCCAGGCGCTGAAGTCGGCCAAGGGGCCGGGCAACTTCCGCAACCTATTCGTCTACGCGCCGAACGGCAAGAAGGACGGGCTGCAGCTGATCCCGGTCAGCGAGGTGGCGGCGAAGGATGAGTTC